CCGCAGGTATTCCTGCTCCGACAGCTACGCTGCATCAGGCTATATCAACACGAGGAAACCGGTTATTAAACTGGTCCACGTACCGCCAAATCTCTCAACTCACGACTCTCAACCAGAATATTTCCAAATCAAAATAGAATTCATAGCTTTATTAAGCGAGCGAAAAATAATTATAGAATCTTAGGGTGTCTTTTAGGGTTAGGGGGGCCATCAGGTAGCCTGATTAGGCATTACGCACCCCCCCTTTAGGGTTAGGGGGTATTAGGTAATAAAATTTACTCAATGATCTCTTTATTATGATCCACCTCCCATACAATCCATCTATCTCTACTCATCTTATCATACTTGGGAGGAAAATTAGCAAATATAACAAGGTGCGGGCAAGGGCCGACAATTTGACAGCCCTCATACTTCCCGCTACAGAAACACATATCCTTGATGGTTTCAAGGCCCCCATAACTCAGATAATCCTCCGCGTCGCGGGGAATATTCGATATGCAAACCCTCGGGGTCGACTTCTTTAGATCGAAATACTTTGCGACGGCGTGCTTCGCGTCTGCGGTTTTCGGAGGCATGAGCAAAACCGCATCCAAAGCTGTGGCTACATGCTTTGTAAAGGTCGTCTTCCCACACCCGCCAACCGCGTCCCAAATCCAATGGATAGTCCTCCGGTTCGGTTCCATCTCGAGCGCATCGAGCAATGACTTCTGCCACGGGTATGGACTCGGCAGGGGCTCCACATAGGGGACAACAGGCTTGTCCGCTATCTCGAAATTGGTCTCGATATTGACGCCGTCTTTGGTGCAATAGGTCCAATTTTTCGCCCGAGAACCATTCGCTGGAAGGAGATGACAGCCGGTCATTGCAGAACAGAGCGCACTGAACTCCACGGGATTCTTGAACTCGACATATCCTTGCAGATGGGGAGTTCCACTTGTAGGAGCTATCTCCTCCCCGAAGACAAACCGGAGACTCTGACTCTGACAATAGGTCAACACATTCAAACGTTGTGCCGCGGTCCAATTGTTGCATGTGAATACAAATTTGCGCCCTCTGGTTAGGAAAAATGACGTGGAATGACGTGTCAAGTGGTGGTTTACTATTACCCACCACTTGTGCCCACTGTGCCCAAGCGTACCTTTTACGCTTTCTAGGCTCAGATGACGAGGACTTCTGCTTTTTCCTAGGCGGCATCCAGAGGACAGACCGACAGGGCGCACTGCTTATATACCCTAAATTACAAAAATGCAATTATTATGGGCCGGAATATTGATAAAACCGGCAATATCCCGAAACATAGCATATATAAGGAAGACCGCTGCAACAGAATAATTAAATGGCTTATGGAAGAAGACGATATAAACGAAGGACCATTCGGCGTTCCCGCCGTCGGCCTTTACGACTCAGACCAACGGTACGAAAAATTACCCGAATTCCTCAAACACCGGAATACAATTGGGGACTCAACACGAGACCAACAACGCTCGCCGTCCGCGGTCCGGCCTACGCCCGAACAACCTTCGTCGGCCGGTTCATGCCCTTCAAACAACTTTGCCGTTTCGTTTATTGCGAAACTATCACCTCTAATTCTACTGCTAATCCGACTGGTTCCGTGGAAACTCTTATTTACCCACAATTTATTGTGGATCCTCTCAACCATGGAGACTACACTCACGCACCAGCACAATACGTAGAAGCAATGACACATTACAAATATTGCACGGTCCAAGGAGCAAAGATAACGGTCAGACGCATGATACAAGCAATCGGAGCAACTACCACCTCGGGCTATTGGGGATTAGTCCGCGACAATGCCAGCAACCCGAAATACGACCTAACAGGCCTAACTTACGATGATATTGAAATGATGGCCGGAGTGCCGTCATTAAAGCTTGCAGCGAACAACACGCACGTATCACCTGGATTCTCTAAGGGAAACTTTGCAACCATTAGCCACTCGGCAAAGAAATTCTTTGGCATCACAAAGAAACAGCTCAACAAACCCACGGACATAGAGGACGACAACATTGGCAACCGCAGGTATTCCTGCTCCGACAGCTACGCTGCATCAGGCTATATCAACACGAGGAAACCGGTTATTAAACTGGTCCACGTACCGCCAAATCTCTCAAC